ATGTTTCAGCTTTCTTCTTCACTCTATCTATCCCTTTCTAATATCAGGTATAATCTAGCAACTGCTGATAAAAATAAGAACCTTATGACAACCTACCAACCTCTTATCGAACTCATAAAGGCTCGCATCGCGCAAAAAGATAAGTCGCCTCTGTACATGAAGATTTCTGAATCAGTAAAAACAGCAACTGAACAGAACATATTAAAAGGGGGCGATTTTATTCCTACAGAGCGTGAGTTTAGCGAATTGTTGAGCGTCTCTCGAATTACTATTCGCAAAGCGTTAGATGTCCTTAACAAAGAGGGAGTACTCGTTCGTTCTCGTGGATTAGGAACAATGATTAGTGATACGGTTGAGTACTCAGGTAAAACTGCGACAGGGTTCTCTCAACAAGTCGTTTTAAAAGGGAAAAAGCCAGATACGCTTTGGATTAAGAAAGACACAATGCCTTGCTCTGCTGATATCGCAGAGATACTCAACCTCAAAGAGGGCGAGAAAGTATTCCTACTTAAGCGCGTTCGTTATATCGATGAACAAGCAGTGTCGATTGAAGAATCTTACGTGCCCTCGGAGTTGATTCATGACCCGGATGAAATACAATTATCGCTGTATGACTATTTTCACAGTCAAAACATCACACCTTCAAGAACACAAAGCCGCGTATCAGCAAAAATGCCAACGGAAGAGTCATTAGAAAAACTAAATATCGACTCGACTACTCCAGTGCTTCTTATCGAGCAAACCGCGTTTGATAGTTCAGGTCGTCCAATCGAATACAGTATCAACCACTGTCGTGGCGACCTCTATGTATTTGTCAGCGAGTAACAATAAAATACGTAGGTCTTTTTTTGATAGTCTTTAGTAATGGCACTAGAGATAAAATATTGTGAGATTGCCATACCTCAATATGACCTTTTTCAAAACCACTGGAAATGTTTTATCAACAACGAGTTTGGGTCTCTAGATTTGCCCATATGCTTTTCTCAATCTAGAGAAAAGCATAACCTAAATTAAGATGATCATATTTCTGCTTCAGCTAAGAAAAACCTTGGGGCATTTTTTCCTAATTTTAGAATGCACTAAAAGGAATTTGGGGCAAATTTGGGGCAAACCGAATGCTTAAATGTACCTAAATTTGCCACTTTTCAGTTTTGGCGTTGAATTGTTGGAAAACAAAAAGCGCCCCAACAGGAGCGCTTCAGATTCAATATTTGATTATTCCCAATCAAGGATAACTTTACCGGAAGCCCCGCTACGCATAGCGTCGAAGCCTTTTTGGAAATCATCCACCTTGTAGTGATGAGTGATGATTGGTGACAAATCTAGACCAGATTGGATAAGGCTTGCCATCTTGTACCAAGTTTCGAACATTTCACAGAGATACATGTTTTTATAGCTTTAAAACAACGAGTTATAAAAAGATGCGTTTTTGATTAGGGCGGATTTAGGGCTATTTTAATGTTAGATGGATATCCTGGAAATCCCGAACCGATCTAAAACAGACTGCTCGATTTCTTCTTCAAATCTCCATACCGGCTCAATATAGCCATCATCGCCCTCTTTTAATGAGTGATCATAATTGTCAGGATATGGCGCATCGTCATACCTTACAGATATTGTCGCCATTTCTACAACTCTATCTATGGATAAATCACTTCTTTCAAGATCATCACCAGTATTAATGATATTTACTTTACCTCGCATAAAACTCTCTCCAAGCTTTCGATTAAATTTTTACTATCTGCCCACTTGGCATGGCCAAGCCAAGAAGCTAAAAATCTGCGCAATTTTTCTTTTTCGCCTCTTTTGGTGTATCGCTTTATTTTTCTTTTCGCTGATAAAACAGACTGCCTCCTAAGCAACTTGTGTGTCGGCCAGATTCTATACCCGAGAAAGTTAACCCCGCGACTTACACTTGTAACTGACCATTTTGATAGCTTTAGCTTCATTTCTTGCAAGCAAAATGTCTCGAACCTATCTTTTAGTTCAAGAAGCTCAGATTTGCTTCGGCCAAAAATGACAATGTCGTCCATATATCGAATGAAGTTCTTTTTCTTTGCTGTGTGCAATATCCATTCGTCTGCCATTGTTCCGTAAACATTCGCAAACAATTGACTGGTAAGATTACCAATTGGAATTCCGACCCCTTCCTTAGGAATAAACTTCTCAATAAGATCAAGAGACTCCTTGCAAGAAATCTTCGCTCTAATGCGATTGTGAAGAACAGCTCTATCTATGTTGTAGAAATAACCGCTAAAGTCAGTTTTTAACACCCACACATCACCAGACTTAAGTAGCCTTCGCATAATTGCTTGGCACTCTATAGCGCCAGCGTGCGCTCCCTTGCCAGTACGACATCCATAACTTTGCTTGTAAAATGTAGATTCGAAGATTGGCTCAATAATGTTGTTTATTGCATGCTGCACCACCCTATCCTTAAATGGTAGTGCTGAAATAAGACGCCGCTTTGGCTCATAAATAAAAAACTCCTTTGGCTTGCCAGGTTGGTATCTTCCGTTAGCTATTAACTCGGAAAAGACCAATGAGTTTGACTCAAGGTAGTCCATGTAGATCATACCGCCGACACTGTTGGGATTTCCCTTTCTTGCCTTATTCGCCGCGTCCAATAGGTTGGTATAACTAGATATCTCTCCGATCAAGCGTTTGTATTTTTTGCCCATAATTATTACGTTCGGCTTTCCACTTCAGTACTCACCTACAATAAATCTCTCAATGTATTCGCCGAAGCAGGTTGATACAGCTGACCACATTAGTGGCCGTCAAGAGTGCCTTAACACATCTTGAGCGAGAATTTGGTCACAGACGCCGCGCGCACCGATGTTACCGTTCGAATTCCAAGGCTCATTGTTCCAGTTGGAACAGCGAGAGCCAGCAAAGCCAGAGTTCGTCCAGTTGCCGCCAAAAAGCGAAGCGAAGAATCTGTATCAACCTTATTGCTTATTTTGATTTGTTAATCCAAGAATTAAGCATAGAGCCGCACTCACTGATTCTTGTGAGAGCTACCGCATGCTGTCTTGGTGTAAATATCTTTTGTGCCGACTTGGTGGCAAAGCGGATCAGATACCTTAAATTTGCTAGACCTGCGTCGCACAAATACAGTTTTGATTTTTGCCCTGACTTGCCTGCTTTAATAAATAGATCAACTTGCTCAAACAAAGCGTTGATTATTTTATCCCTCAATACTGCATGCACCCTTGGTGCATTTTGCATAATTGGATATATGTAATTAACAACAGTGTCAAACTTCTTAATAATTTGCATTTGTTCACTACTTATTATCGCATCACGATATTGTCTACTCATGCTCGCTTCCGCTCGCTATACAAGTTGCAAGTGGTCACAGACGCCGCGCGCACCGATGCTACCGAACGAATTCCAAGGCTCACTGTACCAGTCGGAACAGCGAGAGCCAGCAAAGCCAGAGGTCGTCCAGGAGCCGCCAAAAAGCGAAGCGCCAGCCCCAGCAGACCCTGCCACATAAACTTGACCTTCTCCGTTTGTATCCGCTGCATACCACGCATACCCAGAAGAACCGCTACCGCGATCCCAATTCTCTGCACCCCACTGCCACATATGTCCAGATACCTGCTCACAGCCAATGGTCGATCTTGCGCTTGCATCAAATGACGTTGTTACCGGGTCTGTCCCAGCAGCATAACCAGCTGTCGCTCCCATAGCTAAAACAGAAAATTCAGAATAGTTTGGCAGCCTTTTCCCGTATGCGGATAAAACTTCAGACGCTACATACTGTGTAAAAGTTGAATATTGCGAAGTTCCATCCCCTCCCCAAGCTTGGGGAATAACAGGCGTTGAATCGCCGTCCGCGATAGTTGCGTTATATGCTGACGTCCCTAGCACATCTGGTGTTGCATTTAGAAGATAAATATCTGCCCAAAAACCTCCGATAGTTCTCGCCATACCCCTAGGATCGCTACAGCTTGGCTTATACTTCAAATCCCATACAGATCGAGAATTAATGAAAGCGTCTTGATAATGAAAACCGCCAATTCTCCTTGAGTTAGACTCAGTATATCCACTTGGCACAGTAAAATTATCAGATGCTATAAGCCCATCAGCTGTTGCATAAATGGCGTAATCTGTTCCAGAAATAAGTGACGGAAGCGAGACTGAGTCACTCGATGAAAACGATAATATAGATCCTCCAACGGCAACAATAATGTCAAACGCAGCGCTTATTGAGCTTGCCGATGCTAAAAATGCTGGTTCAGAACCAATAGACTTAAGAAACAAGTTTGGGTCCTGTGTTAGGCCACCTATGGCAGCATCCACCTCAGACTTGCTGTAAGTTTCTGTTTTTGAGTAGACATCAGAAGAGTTCGCCTTTGATGATAGTGCTGTGTCTACTTCTGTTTTTGAGTAGACGTCAGAAATGTCATCAGCAACAATAATGACATCACCTTGCTTGCCATTAACCGAATTAACCGCATCGGTATTATCAATTTTATACCAAACGTTGTTTTGCTTGTCCCAATATAAATTATCGCTAACTTTAACTTCAACGTCAGGCTGAACGCCATCTGACATAACGCCGGCAACTGATATTCGATACCAGTCAGTTCTTTCTTCAGGCGTCAGTGTTGGCGCTGGAAAGTTACCTGCAGATGCATCCCAAGGACCTCTATCAAAAACACCTGAACTAGCAACTAATGCTGCCGCCTCAGCTCTGTCCGCATCTGATTCAGCGCTTGCGGCACTATCGGCAGAATTAGTAGCACTTAATGCTGCATTAGTTTCACTCTGAGCAGCCGCGATAGCGCTATTTGCTGCATTAGTTTCGCTTGTTGATGCGGCTAGTGCGCTATCGCTAGCGCTTGATGCGCTATTGGCAGCATTTGTCTCACTCTGGGCCGCATTCGTTGCGCTAGTCTGGGCGCTTGACGCGCTATTTGCAGCATTTGTTTCGCTGGTTGAAGCAGATAAAGCGCTGTCATTGGCATTAGATTCACTCTGAGCAGCATTAGCCTCACTCTGTGCAGCAGCCGTTTCACTATTAGCGGCATTTAGTTCACTTTGAGCAGCTTCAGCTGCACTGGCCGCTGCTTCCGCCGCAATAAGTTGAAGCTGGGTGATGAGTATCGGATCTGGCTCTTCATTAGACGTAGCAATCAAAGTGATGATATCAATCGGGCTAGGAGAACCTTCACCAACAACAACGGTACCAATATTGGTGAACGCTTGCGCACCTTTACTTTTAACAGCAAATAGATGCTTTCCGTGAACAAGTTGAAAGTCGTATTCGCCAGCAGAGGATAAGACAACAAGAGCATCTGCGTTCTTGGTTGTCTTGCCATAGTTTATCTTTGATATAATTCGAAGCTCAGCGTCAGATTCAACCCCTGATGATGGATCTTCAAGAATCCCTGTTACTTGGATTGATGGCATTCTTCTTTCTCCTCGATGCTCTTAGAGTGTTGCTCGAAAATTTTAAAGAGCCTTGCTTGCATTCCAGCAATAAGCTCGTTCGTTAGCCGGTTGCCGTGATTAGTTAGCAATAGCTCTGATATTTCTTGCTGTGGTGATTTATCAACCATAAAAGTTAGTCCTTGAACGCCATGACACACCCAGTAGATGCCTCTGTTCCGCCAGAGCTCGTCATTACTTGAAGTGTTAATGTGTAGTTTGTGTTTGCAACTAAATTCCTAACGACATACGGAGGTGTTAGAGCTAGGGCACCAAATGCAGCGGAAATAAAGGTTATCTGGCCTACAACTGCGCCATTAACCAGAAATCTTGCATAACCTACCTGACCTGCAACACTTACCGGTGCAAACTGTGCGGATCGATTAAAAGGTTTATTGCCAATGTTTACACTGTATAAAGTGGTCCAAGTATTGTCAGGAATGCTAGCTATGGCCCCTACTGATATTGGATAAGCCTTTATGACATCACCCTCAATCTTTTCTGCGTATACGGTCCCAGTGAAGTAACCGTCAACACCTTCTAGCGTTCCTCGGAATGTGCCATCGTTGAATTCAACGTTACCGTTTTTATCAATTTTCCAGCCGTTGACGCCTTGTGTGTAGTTTGTTGACTGTAGAGTGTTGCTGATCTTCGCAAAATCTATCGTTGCATCACCAATGATTGCAGCGTTTAGAATTGCCGTATCGTTAACGGTGTCGAAGATAAATGGCGCATGAATTTCACCATCAATGGTGTTCAGAAAGCCAACTGTGTCAGCCATGACAAGAAATTCAGACCTTGTTGTTCCATCCTCACCGATTGACGCGCCCAAACCTACGCCAGCTTGGACTACTTTGCCGTCTTGTCTAACTTCGGTTTTAACCTGCCAATGAGCTTTTAACCCATCATCTAAGTCATTAACGATTGTCGTTAACTCTTCAACTGCTGCGGCAGCATCTGAACCAGCTGTTATCTGTTCAACAAGGCTTTGTGCTAATTCACTCTCACTAATCTGACCTTGAAGGTAGTCGAGAATTTCACTCGCGCTTTCTGAAGATTTACCATAGACACCCTCTCCACTTGATAGCGGCTTCCATTCACCAGACAGACCATTTTTATCAATCAGCCGAGCCCAGAACCACATTTCAGTGCCGTAACCAAGTCCGTTTACGGTAAATGATGTGGATGGGTAAGCTGCGATAGTTAACGGGTAACTTGAAGCAAAGCTATTGGTTAAGTTAGCTCTTATTTCAATCTGACTGATGATGTTTGCCGTGTCTGGGAAAGACCAATCCAACTTTATTGCCATCACCTGACCAGTAGCAGACAAAGTCTCTAGTACTGGTGGTGCACCGACAATGCCATTGAGTTCAGTTGCTTCTGAGTAGGCCCATAAAGAAGGGACATCAAGAGCATTGATCGCCCTAATCCTTACTAAATATTCCCCTGAGAAAATATCGTTTAACTGAACCGTTCTAGTCCCTGTTCGAGAAACCGAAACCCAATCACCGTTATCTCTGCGCCACTGCACATCGTAAAGAACAGCATATTCAGGCGCGTCCCAAGTTATCTCGGCATTTTGTCGAGTATTGCCTTGTTTGTAAGTGTTGAATTGCGCTATCTGGATATTAGTTGGTGCTGTTTGAGCTCTTGGAGGAACAACAGATACTGGTAGCGGATCAAGTCTTACCCCGTTATCAATAGCATCAAACTTGCCCGGATGATGGAGAACACAATTAATATCGTATTGAATTGCATCACTTTCTGATATCGAGATTACTCGAGCAGGCTGTGTCACTAAATCGTCTGCATCTATTGACCAAATTAGCTGTGTTGAAGGCACTTCGCTAAAGTCTTCAGATACAGTTATTCTTCTTCCTTCTACGTCAGAAACTATCGCTGATTCACTCGCACCGCTTGGTAGGTTGACGTTAATCGTGTCACCGATCTTGGCTGGATTATCTCTATCAGTGACGATGTAATCAGCACCAGCTTGACTAATCCTGCCACCAATATGACGGCCAGCACGGTTTCTATCCGCGATCTTAATAATTGAACCAGGTTGCGGAATTACACCATCTAGTCCAACACTAAAAGCGACTGTTCCGGTCTCCATTCTCGATGTATAGAGTAAATACAAACCTACCCGCTGCGCCTGACCGCGAGAAGTACAGCCAAAGGCAATTACTTCCGTTTTTCTTATTCCGTATCGAGCAATGCCGTCTTCGTCCTCGACAACTTCAACTTTTGATTTGTAGAAGTTATCTGGGTCATTCCATGAAACAAGCGCAACTGTTTTACGAGACTTAATGTCTGTACCAGAATATTCAAATTTACCATCAATAACGTTCGCATTGGTGTAGTTATAAACTGGGTCGCTAGGCATGTCAGAAACAGGAATAACCTGACTATCCGACCAATAAGCCATACCTCGGAATACGCTTGATAAGTCATTTAGCACACGTAGCGCATCTTGAGCAGACTGAATATAACAGTTACATACAAATCTTGGTTCTGTACCGCCTTGGCCGTCACTTACCAACTGGTCACAGTAAGCGCCAATTTGATATAGAGAGTAACGATCGACGCTATTAGCATTAATGTATTCACCAAGCCCATATAGGTTATTGGTCAGCATGTCATAAAAAACCCACGCTGGATTATTGCTGTATGCGCTTTTTAGCGTTCCATCCCATACACTAGAATATGTGCGAGTTTCAGGATCGTAATTCGAAGGAACACGAATAATGCGACCTTTCCAATGATAGGCGCGAGTAGGAATGCTCTGAAATTGCTCAGCATCTATTTTCAATCCAACAAGAGCAGTCATTGGATGACGGAACTTGCCATCAATCACTTCAGCGTATGAAGAAAGGAAAATAGCATCCTGAATCGTGGTGCTCGATGACTCGACAGTAATGCGGCGAACACGGACGGTCCAAGAAGAATGGCCACTTGGTAAATCGATACGATGTGTTCTTGTGTAGCCATTAACGGTTTTACCGTCGAAACTGGCCAGAACTACATTTTCAAAAGAACCACCACCACTAGCTAGGTCAATCGCATATTCAACTTTATAACCAACACGATCACCGGCATTGTCACCAGTATCGTAAGTTTGCAATAGCTGAGGAACATTAATACTAACGCGAACGGCTGAAAGATCAGCGCCATTGACCTGTTGCACCCATGGTGTTGACGTTTTAATTTCTGTACCAACTGAAATAACACTAACGGATGCAGGGAAACCAGAAACATGATCTTGGTTTATCGTACCAACTCGATAATCAGACTCTACTCGCTGAAAGTTTAAAGAACCGTCATCATTTTGAATTGGAGTTCCATCAAGATAGATGTCCTTTAATGGCGCATCATGGTGAGCAGGCCCATAAACTTCACCGTTACTGATAACATCAAGGATGGCGGCATATGAGATGTTATGTAGGCTGTCTGGAGACTCTATCGGCGTGCGCGCACTGCTGCCAGATTTACCGCCACCACCGGAACCAATAACCTTGAATCCGCCTTTTCTGGCTTCAATTTTAATATTTGCCATAATTCCTACTGTTGGTTTTCGCTGAACATATCTCCCGATACTGTTACTGAACCAGTAATTAATTCACCGTACAGCACTGGGATAGGGTTTCCTTGAGCAGTTACATTGACAGGGCCATTGAAGTTATATGAGGCACCATTCTCAGCAGATTCAGTACCAGTGTTTCCATCTGGAATTTTAACCATGTATTGAACCGCACCGCCGACAGCAAGACCAATACCGGCACTAACTAGATATGGGTTAGAGGTATACGCACCTACAGCAGCGAGAACAACACCAGCCACGACTTGAAAACCTCTACCGGATCCGGAAATGACAGGCGCAATTCTTATTTCATGCTGACCAGCTGGAGCATCTAAGCAGTCTTCACTTATGTTTTCTTTGCCGATAAACACAGCGTAATCAACACCATTATCTCTACTTTCCATCATCTCTTTTTTAAACCCAGGCACCATTGCTGTTAATGCTAATACGGCCTCAGCTGGTGTGTTGCAGACGAAATGATGGACACGGCCAAATTTAGCGCCAAGCTTCCCATACAATCGAACGACACGAGGTGATTCATTGTGCATCTTTATGCCTCACTATCATTCTTGTGATGTCCTGCCAGTAACCAGAGTAAACAACTCTTTCTGATAATCTCGGCATTGGGTGGTGAAGTAATGCGTTTGGCACTTGATGTAAGTCGGATTGAGTTTTTAAGCTGCAATTACCAATATAAACACCGCCGTGGTTGGTTTTGTCACTCCGATATTGCATCAAAACAACATCGCCAAACTTCGGTGCATCATCAACTTGATAGAATCCAGCCTTTTCAAAGTTCTCCAAATACAGTTCTGGCGCATCCTTTCTCTGCCACCAGAAATCTTCACGATTGAAGTCAGGAATTTCTATATTCATCTCTCGTGAATAAAAGTCACGGATTAGACCGTAGCAATCAAGAGAGCCATGGAAGAACTCCCGCCCAACCAATGGAGCTTCATATCCTGTCGGCTCAAAACTGTGCCATTGCCTAACGGATGGTTCTGAATCGCCAGCATCACAGCTGACCGATACGATGTGCCATGGAATACCTGTTTGCTCACAACTTACTTTGTCAGCTTCAGATGGGTAAGCATCACGATCGATGTGTGAGTGAACAATTGACAGAACTTGACCTACATCTTCGGCAGATGCGTAATCTTCTGCCGAGAGTCTGAAATCAATATTGTTTTCAGCAACGTTTCGACACGGGATGTATTTTTGCTTTCCGCCGATCGCAACAATGACTCCGCAACATTCACGGGGATAATCGGCAATAGCATGCTTCTCGATGGCTTTTTTGATATGCGCTCTCATTAGCTCAACCTATCTGCTGAAGGGAAACTTCCGTATGATAATGGCTTGTTTGCTCCAAACCTTTTCTTACAGTCGGACACTCGGCCGCCGCATTTATCAAGTGATGGGTCTGCCACTGGATTACCATCTTTATCAAAGTAGTTTGAACCGGTATAACCACAGCCGGCACCGCGATAGCCACCATAACCTTCATCGTTTAAAACTAACCAACCGCAAACATTAGCGATGACTTGTCTTCTTGGTAGCTCAACACCATCTAGTGATAGAGGTGAGGCTAATACAAACGAAATAGCTTCTGGTGTTTCTCGCTCTTTCTGACTAACAATCCATGTTTCTACAGGGAAATGCTCATCAGGATCAGCTGTTGGATTAACACCTCCGAAGTTTTCCGCATCGAGATACTTCGCAAACGTTCTATGCCTGATTAACTTTGAACCTACTAGATCATCAAAAGCTAGACAAAGAGCGGTAATGGCTCCAGTAACTTTATTCCCTGCACCATCTTCACCGATATTCCCAACTGTGAGTGATGGGTTTGGTTGCTGCGCTTCACCCGTTCTCTCAAATCCTGACGCTTCTATAGCCCAATAGTAAAAAGCGTTACCTTGCCAGTAGATAATTGAATGATCATAGTTATGGAATCTTTGTGTATCACCGCCTAACTCAGTCATATCAAGTTCATACAATGTGATTAAGTTACCTGGCGTTAATTTCTGGACGTCTTCTAAAATCACGGATTGAACCTCTGATTAAATGTGCAAGATAGCGACCAAAGCCCGGCATCTTTTCCATGGGTGATGTTGTTTTTGCTGTAGCCTGCACAGACCCAAAGCAACATTTCATCTCCGTAATCATTTGGTGACCAGTAGAAAGGAACGTAACCTTTATGCTCATCAATAAAATCCATAATGGCTTTTATCTTGATGTAATCGCCTTTGAACTGAAGAGAATAAGAATCTGACTTAGTGTTAATTCCGTCACCAACTTCTTGCGCGTAACCATCACCGAACTGGGCTGACAAAGTGCGAAAAGAAGAAGACCCCGCGAACTCAATCAACGGGGCCCATTCAAATACCTGTGGCATAATTCCTCACTTTTTCTTGCTTTGCATATATTGCCAAAGAGCACCACCCTGACGCATGGATTTGTTGAGCTCCATTTGAACTGCCTGGCTAAATCCTGCGCCTACATTTTTAAGCTGAGAATCTCCATCAACACTTGATGAACCATCTGCATTTACGGTTACGTTAATCATTACTGAGCCACCGCTAGTGGCATCCTTGTTACTGACCACCTCACCACGGCTATTAGGAAGCATGTACTGCTGACCATTTGCCGCATTAAATACCTCTGGTCTCCCATCTTCGTTAATGCGATACATGCCGTTTGCTTGCACATCGCCGCCATATAGACGACCGCCCATAATCATTGCGCTCATGGCCGGTATACCAGTAGCCATAGATGCAGTAGCTGCATTAACAGCCCCACCCTGAGTAGCTATAGTTGCTGCGGTTGCAGCTGGTGTGTATGCAGAAGCAATCGCTGTTCCTGTCGTAGATGCTGTAGCAATTGAAGCGGTCGCTGCGGTATCTGCCATTATCTGGTTTTTGACATACTGCATCCCCATTTCAACTAAAGCACCAACCGCCTGGTTGAGCACGGCATTGGCTAGAGACTGCATCGCCTGAGTTGCGCTCATTGTTCCAGATAGGATTCCAGATATTGCATTAGTTCCAGCCCTACCAAGAGCATCAAGCGAATCCATTAACAACTCGTTGTTCTTCGATTGAGCCCTAAAGTTCTGCTCCCTTAATGCCTGCATGTTCTCTTCATGCTTAGTTTCAGCTTGAGTCTTGAGATCTAGATATCTTTGATCTTCAATTAACTTTGCTTCGTTAAGAGTTTTCAGGTTGTTAAGCTCAAGTTCATACCTCTGCTGCTCGCCTTCCATTGGGTCAAGTTGACCAAGCAGATTTTTGTTATTATCGCTATCAGACTTAAGGCTTATCATTATATCAGCAGATGCTTGGTCTTCTTTCATTGCTGATTTTTTAGCTCTGTCTGCTTCACGTTCTGCCGTATCTTTTTCCCGCTTCGCTTTGGCTAGTGCCCTTTCAGACTCAGCCTCTTTCTCGTTAGCGATTATCTTGTCGTAAGAGGCTTCCATAGACTTGACTGTTTCTGGAGTCGCCCCTTCTTCTGTCGCTTTTTTGATGGCAATAGCTTTTTCAAGCTCAAGCTGTTTAGAGCGTAATTCTTCGGTTTTAACCGTTAGCCTTTCTGCGTTGTCAGCCCATTTTTTCTGATTGTTGGCCGCTTTTTCTGCATCCTTACCAACATCATCAAATTTGATGGTTGATTCGTCTAATTTCTTGTTTAGCTGGTCAATGGTTATTTCGCCTAACTTGTACTGGGCGATTAGATCTGTAATTTGAGAAACTAACCCTCTACCTGCTTCAGTGTTATTTATCCCAGCTCTAGTCGCTGCATCTAAGGCAGACTCTAGCTTAGTGATTGAACCTGATGGATCTGCTTCAAAGCTTTTTGCAGCCTGACTAAGTTGAATGAATGCTTGATAAGCATCATCTGATTTATTGCCAAACAGATCCATTTGGTAGTTCAGGCCGTTGAATTCGCTAATGGTCTCATTTATGCCAGTAGAAGCGACCTTCATTGCATTAGCCTGATCAGCGATAAGGTTAGCTATTTTAATTCTGGCTAACTGGTCAGATACTTGAGCAAGAACTTTCATTTGCTCTGAATAACCAGTAATGCCCTCTGATGATAGAGTAATCGCGGCTTTTACGCGCTCAGTCGCTTTTTCTACATCTTCAAGTGCATTAGTTGTTTTAAATAGATTTGGGATCAGCATTCCTGCCAGAGAAGCGCCGATACCAATTACAGCACCAAGCAGAGGAGCGCCAAGAATAAAGCCCAAGTCAGCACTTTGAGCTGACAAGGCAAGCATTACATCTTGACCGCCTTGGATTTGACCAATGAGTTGTTGGAATTGAATTGCCGCTTGGCCTGCATTACGCCCTATCCCTGCAATTCCAGTTTTTACACCTGTTGCTGTTTTAGAAAGTTGAATATGTCTCTGATTTAACGAATCAGACATAGCCATTAGCTTTTGCATCTTGGCTGTAGCTTGGGTGTTTATGTTGCCGAACTCATCTAGGACAACTCCAGCCTTGGAAATACTATTACCTGCATCTGTAAGCGTTTTTACATACTGCTTTGTTTGTACATCTGTTTTAGCCATAGCCGTTTGCATCTGTTCTAATGACGTTTTAATCTCACTAGCAGAATCAATGGCCTTTTGCGTGTTTGCATCAACAGTGTAATAGACGGTACCAGCATCAATAGCCATGCCTTACTCCAGATAATAAAAAACCCCGCCTTAGCGAGGTTCTGTGATTAATTAAATCTTATTAAAACGAATAGCCAACGCCGACCACCCATGTGCCAACGTCAACTTCGTTTAACTCTACATATTCATACGAACCATCAATAGAGAAGCTTGGCGTAACATTAATTTGTAGGCCTCCACCATATGACAAACCTGTTTCTGATTCAGTAGCAGACACCGATGATACAGAAGCTGAAGCTTTGCCGTTTACACCACCGACAAGTAGATAAACACTGAAATACTCATTAGCTCTGAAAGTTGGTCCAGCCATAAAAGAAGAGTATTCAAGTGAAACGTTAGCTCTAGTGCCATTATAAATACCACCTTCGCTATAATCCGTTTTTGTATAAGACAGGATTAATCCGTATTCGCCAGTGTATTCAATTCTATATTTTGCATTAAACCCATCGGCTACATCATCCAGTTCATATCCAGCAAATCCAGCACTTGAACTTGCATAACCAACAGATACGGTTTGTTTTATTTCTTCAGAACTTACAGAGAAGCTCGACAAACCAAAAGCTGCCACTACTGCTAACATTGATAGTATTTTCATTATTTTACCCATTCTTATAATTAGATATATGCAAATGCTATCACTATAAGAAGTCCTGCAACAGAATGATTAATGAACTTTCTGACCGCGCTTACGCTGGATTTTTTCAAACCATTCCATTGTTGCTTCGTGCTGTTCTTTCGTTGGTGCTTTTGAACCGGGTTCGTTGCTTTCAGGTTCTGGGAACTTAGCTCGCATAGCGCCAACTAGACTCGTCATCGTCATGTTCCAAGCTTCTTTTTCTGTGACACCAAGATGCGCCATAGCCAAGGAAACATGCTCACTTGCCTTAAATTCATTTGTGTATGTACTTTGGTCTGGTTCTTTGTTTTTTAGAGGCTCTTGCGCTCCAGTTATGCCGTGTTTTAGCAATGATCTAGCAATGGCGATTACGTCAGTGTAATTGGCAGCTTTCTTTACGTACTTACACTTATCATTTAAGTATCCAAACACTTCCGACAGATCAACTTCGCTGCATGAATTAATAACCGCTAACGCCTCATTAAACTGACGCCATTTTGACTTCTTGTCGGTAAATTCACTCATTACGATAGCGTAAGAAAGAAGTATCTCTTTTTTATCGCCTATCTGAGTCATTGCATAGAGAGATGGCCTAAGAATATAAGTGTTACCTTTGTAGTGAACACCTATTTCACCAATATCCGTCAGTATCATAATTCACCAAGAGAAGTTAACTGGGAACTCTAAAGATAAAAGTTTCATCCTTAGAGTTCCTGCTGGTTTTAAGATACTGTTACAGCAACCGTATCTGTGATCGCGGTGTTCGATGTTGACTTGATGGTAATCACTGCGCTACCTGTCGCAATTGCGGTAACAACACCGTTTTGAGTAACGGTTGCAACATTCACATCATCACTTTCATAAGTGATTCCTTGTGGTGCATCTGTCGGCTCAACTGCCACAGCAAGTTGACGAGTGTCATTTGCAGCCATGGTTAAAGTGTCAGGGTAAGCAGTTACAGAAACAACATCAGCAGCATCTGCATCAGGTGTATCTTCAACAATCAAACCAAAGTCAGAAGCGGTAGCTGATGATTCCATACTGTAAGTAACAACGTTATCGTATGGTGCTGAACGGCTCATATTTGAAATAAGCATTAATGCTGTAAACGTAAGATCTGGGAACGTCATACGTAGCCAAGCTTTAGGTTGACCATCTGTCGCTACAGGGTTTGCAACATGCTTAGTTAAGTCGATAAGGTTTTGAGCACCGGCACCGCTAGCCTTACACACACCATCACCAGAAATAGACAAGCTCTGGAATGTTGCTAAGTTCTCACGCAGTGCGCCAACAGAGTCAGCGTCAGTACCATCTGTTGTATCCCAAGACAGGTTAAACTCTTTGGTTCGTAGTGAACCAAAAACCTTCCAATCTGCAGTTGCTGGTAGCGTGTCACCACAGCCAATCGCATATTCAAGAACGACATCACGACCGACGTATTTTGTTTTATTACAAGGCATCACGGCCTCCTAGTAAGTAAGTTGAAAATCAACAGACACAAACGGCCTGTTTTCTTCTGTGTAACCAACGCCGGAAGGCTCCGTCATTGCTCGTATTGCAGCAGCACCACAAGGAACGGTGCCATCGATTGACTCTTGTATAAGTAATTCGATGTCAGATAGAAGAGTTGCACCAAATTGACGGCCATTAACAGGACCCACGAGTAAGATTCTGAATCTAGGTCTGCGGGTATCAACATCAACAGGAGCGCCACCCATATTATAAATGGCACACATGTACTGAACGGTTTCGTTATCAACCCAAGCGCCCATGCTGTACTGGTACTTAATGTCTAATAGAGATTCAATCCACGCTTTTAATTGCTCAGACACGGTACATCCTCTCTAATATTGATGGTATTTTTGGCTGCAACTCGTTAAACCCTTTAGTCAACCATTGAGGTTCAGCATCTGGATCCCAGTAATTACCAGTAAGAGACCCACCACCAAACTCAACTACTTGCTGAGGACCAAATGCAGATTGATTCCCTGTTTTGCCGAAATGCGCTCTTGGCATTCCCTTAAGCTTTCCGGGCATTTCATGCACTGCGCCTGCGTATTTAGCGGTATAACCAATGTAACCAGTCATGCCTCTGTTTGATTTCTCAATCTGAGGGGCGTATTGGCTGTTAATCAACGTACTCGTATCGACTGGCACCATCGTTTGAGCAATAGCACCACCCTCGCTAAGAACTGCGTATATAGCTGCTTCTGTACGAGTTTCTTCTATGGTTCCAACAATGCGATCAAACCCAGCTTTAACTTTTTCTATTCCTTTAACCGTCATAATCTACGACCGCTGTACGCTACAAATTAATTTGAAACACCGATTGCCCGCTTTGATCTGGAAATACTGCAACTGACTTAACCCCTTTTACTGGGCGTCCATGCTGATCGTGAACTTTGTATACTCCACCCGGAGAAAGAACGGCAGTGAGTTCAACTTCTCCAGAAGGGATATCATCCTGTGCATTGACTAGCTGTTGCAGCTCTTTAATCACTGGATTGCGCGGGTCTGCGTCATACTCATCGAGAAGCAAATCAAGAACAATGATTAGGGTTTCTTTAACCTTGCTTGGAGATTCAGCTCCGGGTGGTCTCGGTTTTATTGCGTTTTCTGGCTTTGGGTTATGCATCATGTCACCAATTTGTAATCCGGTTCTTCTTCAAAGAACGACATATCCCATTCAGTACGGGACCGTATTTCTTGCCATTCGGAATGACCATTTAACTGGATGAGATCGAGATATTTAGGAGCAGAGTTTTCGGTGAAGATTTCATAGTTTGATATGAATTCTTTCCCTTTATCATCTCGCATCTGTTCAGACTTAGCAGTCCATGTGCAAGCAATCTGAAACTCTTCACCGTAGGTCGTTTCACCTGACCATTGGTCAATACCGATAAATGGTTTTACTGTTGCTGTGTTGGTGTATGACCAGTTAGCAGTAGCACTCATAAGCACCCACCCTTACCTAGCCATATCCCTGCAAATGAATTTTGCGTTGGGTCTGGTGGTATCAAATCAGTAGTGCATCCACTTTTGTCTAGTCCACGCAATAGGTTCAACTGCGCTTTCCATCGATCGGCAAAGTTTTTGTACTTGAATGAACGAGCCGCACCGGACGGAGACGTTTGGCTTGATAACATCTTGTCCGATTGGGCGTAAGCCATTAGCGAGATTAAATAACACTGAATAAGCAAGGCGGTATTCGCAGAATAATTGGCATCTAGACAATCATTCACTGAGTTAGCCAACTCTACCCAACCAATGATAATGAAATCTGGTGTGGTACCGGCATCAATTCCCTGTGACTGTAAATATTGCTTTGCTTGTTCTGATGTGATCATGATGACCTCAAATAAAAGCCCCACCGAAGCGGGGCATTAAAAAAGCCGCTCAAATATGGCGGCTTGTTATTTCTTGGCTGCTGGCTTCTCAGCTGGTGCAGTTGGAGTTGCTGGCTTAAGTTCGCCGGCTTTCTTTTCTGCTTCTGCGATAATGCCTTTAGCCTTGCCTTCTGCTTCACTAACAATTTTCATAGCTTCTTCGTTAGCCTTTTCGATGATGAGTTTAGCTTCTTCGTTAGACTGCTCGATAATAAGAGCAGCTTCGCCTTTAGCCTTATCTACATCATCACCATCACTTTCAACTTCAATGTATGGTCTAACATTTGCCTTTAGTGAAGGATGAAGCTTTTTAAGCTCAACGATTGCGCCTTTTTCCACGCCATGCCAAGGGATTTCAACGATATATTTCATGTGTTACTCCTTAGCCCATGTCAGCGCCGTAAACGACACCAGAACGACCATCCTTGTCCTTCTTAACCTGCATACCCATAGCGCCCATGATCTGGAAGTTATAGTTGCTGTTAGGCATTGGACGAGGTAACGGTGTAATACCAGTTGTCATACCGACAAGAGGTGTAACCGTTGATTGCTTGCGCTCGTAACCTAAGAACTCGTTACCGCTCATGGCGTAGGTTGGTCGAAACTCTCGAATTTTGCTGCGAGAAAGGATTTCTTGCATCACTGTACCCATGCGTACGCCACTAACAATATATGGGCGACCAAGACGAGCAAAAAGTTCATTTGAGGTCCATACCAAATCATACACGCTGACATAGTTGTCTTTTGCTGTGGTGAAAAATGGACCTTCAGTGAAGAACGTAATTAGATCTGCATCAGTAGCTGTGACCAGATTGATATTCGCACCGGAAGCACCAAGATTGATTTTCTTAGTATTTCGATGGTTTCTCAAACCTTGACCATTCTTGCTATCTACTCTGACACCAGTAGCGCCATCAAGAGCGTAACTGACTAGCTTTTCATTGTAGATTTTCATCTTCGCAGATTGAGAATCTAGAACTAAATCAAGACCCACAGAACTTAGGCCAGCGGCATGACGCCAGTTGACACCAAAACCTGCTAGGAAAACAGGAATCGGGTCACCGTCTGAATCATAATCTGTGTGATCAAAGCTAAATGGAGCCTGACCGTCGATTGTGATTGAAACGTCATCCGCGATATCACCAACGATATTGTATGACTTAACGGTTTTACCGATTGGTAGTGTGGTTTGGATAGCAAGAAGATCCATCAGCATTTCCATACCAATAGTTTCTTCACGAGATTGAACAACCATTCGGTCAACTTCTTGCCAGAACTCACGAGCGAAACCAGTTGCAGCGTTAGCGGCAATCATTTCCGGTGTCATGTGAGCTCGGTTTGCAGTGATCATTGACTGCATATTGGCGCTAACAATGTTACGTGTAGCCCAAAGGTCTTCCCAGTGGCCTTGAACGTTGCGGTTATCCGCCAGTGTTTCACGAGTAAAAAACATCTACTTTCTCCTGTTAAGCGGTTACACGCCACTACGGAAACGAACACGGATTAGGTCATCAGCAGTCAGGGTAACTTCGTCCTGAGAGTAGCCAATAATAACGTCCGTAACTTCAACACCAATTGCACCTTTACCAGCGGTACCAAGCTTGATTGGTGTATCTTTTTTGTATGCACCAGCAGGACAAAGAAGCGCTAGTTCGCGACCTTCTTCTACATACTCAGCAACACCAGAATCACCAGCTGGAACCGCTTCTGAAATGCCTAGACCTTGGTGTGATGCAGGATGCATTACGTAAATTCGACCAGATAGAGCCGAAACAACAGCAAACTCTTCACTAGAATCGATGTTTACGAGAACGCCAGGCAGTGTATTAGCAGCAGCCAAGCGGGTTTCTGTGACGGACTTGCCGTCTAGGTTAATACGACGATAGCGCATTGTTCACCACCTTATTGAGGGAAATATTCGTCCGCTTTTGGCGCACCAGTTTCAGCCTGCTCAGTAGCAGAGTTAGTACCAAGCGGCGCAGCAGAGCCACACTTCTTGAATGCTTCATCAAGAGCTTCGCCTTGAAGCGAGTTAGCGATAATTTCACCAAATTGCTTAGTGACGACTTCACGCTTACGCGCTTCTTCTGCATCGTGGTTAGAAGTTAAAACTTTTAGTTGCTTTTCAGTGTTCGCTTGAAGAGCATCGATCTTCTCATTAACACCAGTTAGAGCTTTCTCTACGTTGGCAGCGATAGCCTTTCCAACCTCGCCAAATAGCTCTTCTTTCTCTTCTTTGGTTAAAGGCATATCGCCCTCCTGTTTGTTTGCTGCAGGTTGTTCCTGCGGATTGAATAAACCTTTCACTTTGTTGGCGACCACGGATACCCATGATTCAGTTCGTTGAACATCGGTACCATCATCGTCAAATACAATTTTCCCGCTTTCGGATTTGTATCCGTAGACTTTCGCTTTTCCACCGTTGGTGATGACGATCGCCTGAGAGCTGGTGAAGTCTGCTACCCAAGCATATTCATCGTTACCAGGTGCAAACTTATCTTTGGCGGCTTTCTCTAATCGGCATTCTAACTCGCGGAAGCTTTCACCCACAAGAACGCCAGAGTTAACTTTTAGCGACTGCATAGGTTTTGCTAGGTCAGCGTTAACCATTAAGCCAACGCCTTGTTCCGGTGTAGCTGCGCCAACTTCATTTAGCAGAATGGCATCATGGTCAACGGCTTTGATGTCAGCTACCCAATTCGCGCCCATGTTTCGCTGTTCTTCGGTTGGCTCTAGCTCTTCAAGAAAAACCGCGATACTGGTATGAATAGGAGGAACATCGTCACCACGTTCGATAGCTTCGACACGTTCAATGAGCTCGTTACCTTTAGTGCTCTGTTTGGCAACTTCGATATCTACCCATTTTTCCACATATACACGGTTACCAGATTTCTTAACGTTGCGGTTCCATGCCCCAACGTGGCCTTGGTTAATACCTTCAGCACTAAACGCAGAGATAAACGCACCGTTCAAAGTAGGATGGCCTAGCGGAGCTAAAGTACCTTCCAGACCTTCATAGTGCTTATCTATCTGCTCAGCGGTGTACAAACCACCGTTCATAATCACGTTTGCAGGTAGCGTATAACTTGGTAATACCCAATGCTCACGGCCGTTGTATGTTTCGCGTCGAATCGATTGATTGTTAACGCGAGTAGTAACGTTCACTTGGATGCAAGACTCACGATTCACCGCGAGTGATGAGTTAACGACAAGTGAAACTTTTGACTTTTTCATTTCATCCCCTAACTGCATCAGTGGCAGCATGAACATTTTTGATTAGTTGCAATAGTTTCAATGGTTGCAAACTTGGATTTGTCGAACATCTTTTGTGCACGTTCGACGATCGTTTCGTTGAGCGGATTCCCATCTTTATCAACTAGGACTGTTACATTTGAACATTTGCAATTACTTACTATTATTCCATTTGCAACCATTAAACCTGAAACCTCTTGGAGATCGTAAACTTGACCAAAATACTCAAAAACAACGATGTCGATAATCTCGTCATGGAATTGAAGTCCGGAGCCGACCCTAGCGATATTGCTAAAAAACTCGGGATTGCCAGAATTACAGTCATGAACTACGCAAGAAAGCATGGAATAAGGAGCATGAGGCTCATATCTGACTTTTTCACCGCAGAAGACATCTACCTTAGACATATGAGTGGAGAAACCATCCAACAAATCAGCATGGATATTGGGTTTTCCAGAATCACAATAAACAGGTTTTTGAAATCCAACGGTTTTAAATGCCGAACAATGTCCGAAGCAGCAACTCTCAGCAACCAAAAGCTCGGAGCCAATTTTAGGAAAAACCGGGCAAAAGACGCTCAAATTGCAAGGCGAGGAAGCGCTGACAGTGATGAAGTTAAAGTCAGAAGATCCAAAGCCATGAGAAACTGTAGAGTTGGCATGTTTGAGACTGACATAATCCAAGCTCTTAAGCGTTCTGGAATCTCTTGTGAAGGTCAGCGCCCTATCGGACATTACAACTGCGATATCTTTATCCATGAATTCAGCGTCGCCGTGGAAGTCTATAGCGCTCACCCTAGCAAAGAAAGAATGACCGACCTCAGAGAGAGAAGTAAATACATCCTCGATTCTGGGCTCAACATCTTGATCATACAGGTCAGCTATCCCAACAGAATCTTCAACATCAACGCCGTGAGAGAGCGCGTAATCGCCTTTGTTGACTTCTGCCGCCGAAACCAAACCCCTGCTTGTCATTATGGGGTGATTAGGGGTGACGGTAAGATTCCTTCCACTAGCAGTCACTATCTTGATGACCGGCCCCCTGTACTCAGCTTTTGAACCAGCAAAAAATCTGCCTTGAACTCTTGTTCCTGGCAGATAACAGTTAATCGAATTAGAACCAGTAGCAAACCACTCTCTGACCTGCTCCAACGTGAATAACTTCGCATGCCTTTTTGCGTGCCGCGTTCTCGTTGTTGGAGATAGCGCAGACATGTGCATCTGCATGGTTTTGAAACCGTATCGCGCCTCTGCATCTTCGGTTTCATCCCATCGAGCGCGACGTAACGCTGTTGGTATCTCAGTTCTTGCTATTCGGTTAGCACGACCTTGCTCTAACTTGGCTTGAGTGACTAACGATCTAGCAACATCACGAGGATTGAGTCCTCTGGCAATACCATCAGTCAGAACCCTTGCCATATCCGCTTTTACTTTTGCGGTAAGGCTTTTCATTTCTTCAAAGACACGAGCCTGAAGCATTGCGACTCGACGTCGATAAGGCTCACGTCTAATGATCTGTGTTAGCGATTCGTTTTCTGACCGATACGTTTTAGATTGAGCAGAGAGATTAGAGAATTCCTGACCAGTTCCCCGTTGATAGGCCGTCGATACGTAAGTTTCAAAGAACCATCCGTTCTCTGCACGACCAATCAACTCATCGTCAATCAGAGCGTCACCTTCATCCAAGATGATGCGAAGGATTAGACTATCCAGTTCGTACAGGTATTTCTTATTAACGATTGGCTGGCTAGGAATTCGCTCAACAAGATCCGCATATCGCCTGCCAATGTTTCTCAGCCTTTTTTCAAACTGGTTAATGGCACCACGCTCTAACTTATCGACTCCAGTAGGGTCTTCGATGTTGCGCGGCAATATCGGTGATGCAGCTTTCTTTGCCATTGTTTAGTCCGGTTCTTCATCTGGAAGGGGATCGCCTTCCTTTATCGGCTCATAACCTGCAGCGGTACGTATTTCGTTGTCATCAAAGATAGGTGCACCAGTTGACGTAGCCTTATCATTGATAACGCTCATCTTCTCAGCCTGCTCTAGCTTCTCTACTTGAGTTGATTCGTTCAGATCATCCCAAACAACCGTAAATTCAGATATTGGCTTGATGGTGCCTAAATTAGTGAGTTTTTCGACAAGCTCTTCTACTTCACCGCTGAGTTCCATTTCTCTTCGAGACTGGCAACGGGCATTAAAATACTTGTTGTCCTCAGTGCTTGACCGTTCAGCCTGCTGGTTGCCAACTAGAATTCGTCCCGGAATATCCACCGATGATGAGAACGTCTGCAGGTTAATATCATATGGCGGAGTTGGATCTGGCGTATTAGCGACAAGTGGCGTAACTGTAGCCCCTTGCGTTGACATCAATACGTCATTGCCCCTGTTTATCTCTTTGGCTACTTCGTTGAATTTATCCTGAAGTTCTTCAACTGAAACGCCATACAGCGAAGCAAGATGATTGAAATCAATCTCTCTATCGAAGTTGATGTTCAACTGTCTGGCAGCGTTCTTGAGGAATGACTCACCAGAACCGCCCTCTACTTTCTCGATGTTGGTTAGTGCGTTGTAACCCGGCTCAAGAAATCCGATAGCATCTAGCGTGTAATCACCGAGGATAAATACCCTGTCTGGGTGAACATCAAATACCTTCTTGCCGCCATTTGGTAAAGTTGCCGTGTATGACCATGCAGTTGGCTCTCCGTATGCTTCGCTATTTAAATCGGATTCATAGGATTTAGGCTTAATGCAGTTCGCCCAAGCTACGGTAAACTTTGCAATACCTCGCCCTTTATCTACTGGCTCATGCCATTTCTTACTATCACGAAAGTGAATCAGTATTGCCGCATAACGCCCAACCAAACGGCGCTTATCCGCTTCTGAAAACGCCTTCCATAATTTCTTAGTTAAAATGGTCTTGTTCGATTTCTCCCAAGCAGTTTCTTTCTTGGATTCATCTTGCTCTTCACCCTCAATAACCTGAGGGAAAGACGACCAACATCTGCTGATTAGCTTGTTTACAGCAGAGAACGCCAACCCACCACGACGATAAGCGTTATACAAGTCGGAGAAATCTAATTGCTCTTTCCAGCCGTACTCGTACCAAGCAGAAGACCGTTTATGGTCCATACCCATGGGATTGATTAGCGCAGCACGAGCAGCAGCAACTGCATCATTCTGGTAGCTATTAGCTCGCAGATGAAGAGCATGGTTAACTGCCATTTGTATTTTATCGCTCATACTTCGTATTCCGTCCGTTCAAGCACACAACGCTTGCCGTTTGGTTCATGCAATGTTGTCGATGGGTTATGGATTACTTCAACGCTGGATAAGTTAGGATCACGCCAAAGTAATGTTTCTTTCGCTGTGTAGGTATTAACAGCGGTTTCACGGGCGCATGTTATGCAGCGCGCACGAACAAGCAGCGAAACAGAACCGTCTCGCGCTTTTACTTTGAATAAGGCCATAGTTATCTCAATCGTTTAGGGATCATCATTCCGAGAGCTTGCGGCAATGCGAGTGCGGTTAATGCGTAAACCGTTGCGTCAAGTCTGTCTGGTGACTTCTTGGCAGTGGTTGGAACGTATTCCATCATCTGGTTTTCAAGTGTGTATAAGTTACCGCTGTGAGCGACACGACCTTGCTCATACAGTGCAGATATTGGCTCTGCCCTAGCAAACTTACCTTTGTTTGCATGGACTCGGATAATGCGCCCCTTAAACCCTGCGTTTTTGAGCGTATCCTCTGCCATATCTCCGCCTTGGTTGGTTTCGATAACAATAGAGTCTGCATTATGGGTTTCATAAGCGAAGATCGCCTTCTTAGCCCATCCTGCAGGAGAGAACTTACCGCTGTAATCTGCATCAACACTGAACAAGGCTTTATCACCAGCACCATAAGCACTTGCGACAGAAATACCCGTTTCGTCACTTTCATCGCTATTTGATGCCTGAGGGTCTATAGCAACTACGGTTCTTGTTCTATCTAGTTCTATTTGAAGCTCATGCGCTGCCGCAATCATTGCCTCATTCCATAAAGCGCCTTCTTCATTAAATCTTCGTGGTCGCTGCATGTACTGAGCTTCAGCTGACCGACGATGAGAGAACAAAGCTACTCGGTGTGACTCGTTATGCTTAAACGGCCACAGCCAACCATCATCTAAACCATGATCAATTGGTATCGCATGCGTGTTCTCTGGGTAAAGAACCTCATAAGGAAGAGTGTTATCAATGATGACTGGCAGATTTAAGTGATGCCATTTCTCGCCAGAACCACCACGTAACAGATAACCGCTTAAGTCGTTGTAGTGAATGCGCTGCATGATCACTATCATTGGAGTGGTTTCTATCGCTAAACGAGACTTAATGGTTTCGTTAAATCGATTATTTACCCCATCCCTGACAACTTCAGAGAATGCATCATCCGGCTTTACCGGATCGTCAATAATTAGCGCGCCTTGCCAACCGGGTTCCATGTGTCCAGCACGAAAACCAGTAACCTGACCAGCTGCTGATGACGCATAAACACCACCGCCAAACTCGTTCCACCACATTGCTTTACTGTCTGCATCATCACGTAGCTTCATAGGCCACATAGATTGATAAGCAGATGACTTAATCACGCCTCTTGCAGTTGATGAGTTAAGCAGTGCTAAGTTGTGTGAATAAGAAAGGTGCATGAATCTAGCGCGATTGTTTAACGCTATTCCGCGCCCCATCATGTTGATGGTTGCCAGTTCGGTTTTTGTGTAACCAGGTGGAACGTTTATGATTAGCCGATTAATCTCACCATCGATAACGCGATCAAGCGTTCTTTGAATAACTTCATGGTGAGGCGCGACAATCATCTTGCCGCCTGTACGTTGTTTAAAGAAATAACGTGAAAAGTAAAGGCCGTCTTCTTCGCATTCTATCTTTCTAGCGTAATTCCTTTGCTCAACAGTCGTCATCCTCCAACATCTCCTGTCGAGCTTGTTTATATTCGTCTTTACTTAAGGTCAGAGTCTCAATAGGTCCACCTCCAGCACCAGAATGCTCATGCTTCTGCTTGTTCGTATAGGAATCACCACACTCTTTTGCCGCCTGTTCAATAAGCTGAGCGGTAAGGTTGAAGTTCCTCATACTCTCGGCTTTGGTAGCCATGCGGTCGAGTGCGCGAAGGCGATATGCTTTATTGGCGATTGGAATGTCTGATATTTCATTTTGAAACCGCTCTCTCGTGGTATTAAAAAGATCAACCCACTTCTGAGCTAAATTCTTACCACTGACTTTTGTCGGATCGTGCGATTCAATTTGTTGTTTAGTAATTTTTAACCCAAACTCTTTTTGGACAGATTCGGCGACTTCAGATATAGGATCAAAGCAAGCCAACGCTTGAACAATAAAGCGCTTTACTTCATTTTTTAGCACCGCCATAAATTAACAATCGTCCAAAACAGTCCAAAAATTTAAGCCAGTTTCATAATGCAAGTTCCACACGCTCTGGCTATGTTTGCTTTGCCTACTTCAGGGCTTTGGTTTGCAGCATCAATGATATCAGCTACATCTTTAGTCACACCGTAGCGTCTTACTACACCAGTGAACTCTTCCACATCATGACCACGGATACACAACTTAGGCATTCCATCTTGAGTGAACTTAGGTGAACCAAATTCATCAAGCTTCTGTGCTATGTGGTAAAGCTCATGTTCTACCAATGCGCAGAAGTCTATATCTGTACAGATTGAACAGTAATCGGCTGCTAGTGTGATAACGAACTGAGGGACATGGCCAAACCATTCAACCATCTGTTGCTCTGCTCTGGCCTTTTGCCATCCTCCCGCACGAATCATCACCTCTTCACATTGCCCGAGAACGTGACGGCCTTTCTTTTCAAATGCACTTGAAGCCCATAAGAACTTAATATCTGCATCCGCTAAGTGAAAGTGGTCAGGGTTATACAGTTCACCATTACTATCTAGTATCTGACTGCGTACCCAATCCAATACATCGTTAGCCGGTTCTATCTTTGTGTAGATATGAAGCTCATCTACTAGTGATAATGGTGGCAATGGTCGGTTATTCATTTTCGCTCTTTACTTGGCCTTGCTGTCTTTGGACTTACTACCAAGAGAAGACCCAAAGTAGAAACCCGTGACCGCTTGTATCTGAGATAACAGGTCCCGAATAACCAACCCGATAATATTTGAAGCCGCTGCTACCAATGCAGCATTCTCTTCGAGGAAGTAAACAATAAGACAGTTAACCGCAACCAACCCTAGAATGTATGCAACATTCCACTTTGTGATTCGGTCTGCGATTGCGTCTGCTTGCTCGTTATGCTTGCTATACATTTCACGTGCAGAGTTGTTTTCCTGAACCTGAAGCTTTGTCATTTCAAATCGAAAGTTGTTATTTGCTTTCGTTATTGCAAGTAACTGTTCAGGTGTTGCCACTTCTGCCGCTTCTACAATCTGTTCTTCTGTCGCGTTTTCATCACCAAGGAGTTCTTTACCAAGGATGCGCAATCCAGTAACAGCTAACGATGTCCCGCCAGTGGACACAGCAGCAACAATATCAGGTGCATACTCTTTTATTTTATCTAACCAGCTCATAATAATTTACCGTAGGCACTAGAAATTGAACCAGAACGGAGAACTTCCGCATGACGATTAGCACGTTTTGGTGTTTGTTTAGCCCATCGACTATCTAATGCTTGGTACGCAGCCTCATCCCAATTTCCACGCTCTAATGAAGAAATCATTTTCTTGAACTTAAGTAGGCCACTCAAGCCCATTTGGTAAGCCATGCTTGTAATGATGACCTGACGATCTGGATTAAGGTCTAAATACCAATTCAGCTTATTAAGCTCATCATTCACAGAGTTAATTTCTTCGGACAGCCACAGATTTGCCACATCACGAGAAACGCTGAAGTCATAACAGTCAAGAGAACAACCTTTAGGGCCGATTTTCTTACCAATACCTACGGTTGGGTATCCTTCGCTGCAATGGTATGGCTTTTCTCGGTAACCCTCTTCGAATTCTAAAACGACATTCGCCCAGTTTTTTTTCATGTCCGCCTCCAGGTATTGGTATCGGTTAACCAATCACTTTCTCGTATTTTTTCTCTAAGATTGACAATGCTCTGCTACCCATAAACCCAGATATACCAGCCATAAAACCAGCCAAAGGCGTAGGCGCTTCGATGTACCAACAGAGCAAACTGGTGAGCATTCCTGCGAATCCAGAAATTGAAACCTGCATAATCAACTCACGCCAAACGAAAGGTTTATTTTCCTTTCTAATGTGCTGAAGGTGTGCAACTACACCGCCCCATATAGCGGCAACACTAATCAGCAGGTAACCAATTAATGTGTAATTCTGAGGATCTTTTTCTGGCATACGCATATCCACCCCCTGTCGGAGTGTCCTTCTTAACAACTGAGGATAGAAAACGAAAAAAGCCCGACATAAATGCCGAGCTTTGTTTTATTTGATAGCAGCGAAACAGTGCAGCCGCCGTAGCTTTGATACTGTCAGACTATGACAAAAAATTCGTAACGAATAGGGTTATTTTTGGATTTTTTTATTCTGCACTTTCAAATTTTAGTGATAAACCAACATCTTCCTGAGCAGCTAGTGCACCCTGTACAAATGTTTCCATAAGCATGATGGCATTACGTACTTTTCCCTCAGAGCATTTTTTCTTATCGGCCTTTGTGGTTCTGCGCGCTATCTCGCAGTTATTCATACCGTACACATAACTCAAGATAAAAAACGTCATAGGCCTCGGGTTTTTCTCGTCATGCATCATGAGTACGATTTTATCTACAACAGCAGCTTCTTCATCAGTGAGTGTCTCATAGTATGGCTTAGCTTCTCTTGGTAGAACGTTTGACATACCAGGTGCTTCTCGATACCAATCGCAGTCAACGTTGTTGTTGCTCCACGCACCCCACGCTCTTAATATTTTTCTAGTCGTTCTTAAGTCTCTCATCTGGTCTCAAATCCTTACGGGTTACTTTTCCGTTAGTTGCCTGTTCGATAGCGACTGCTGTTTTAGACGAAATTGGGAACTCTGGATTATTTAAAAGCTTGCTGATCATTTGCTGAGATACGCCAATTGCTTTTGCTAAATCATTTTGAGTGCCAACAACATCAATCGCTTTTTTGATGGTTTCACGCTGGTTGTTTTTCATAACTAAAACTCTCAAGTTAAAACCAGATAATAAAACTCTAAGTTGTAATTTACAACCCAGATTACAACTTTATTTAACAACCTCTAGTTGTATAATTTGATCAAGGTTTTTATTGGAGTGTTAAATGAACTCTTTAGCAGGTCGATTGAAAGCATCGATGACACGAGCTGGAAAGACTCAAAGTGATGTGGCGAACGCTGTAGGTATATCGCAAGCAGCGGTACAAAAGATCACATCTGGGAAATCGAAAACATCATCAAAAATTAAAGAAATTGCTGATTTTCTAGGTGTAAACAGAATGTGGCTTGAGTTTGGAGAACAGGCAGATCAAGTAATGGGTGGTTTTGACGTCTGGTCTGGGGATGAATCATCTAGCGACGATGTTGATGTACCATTTTTGAAAGAAACAGAATTGGCGGCAGGAAACGGATTGGTACCAAATCAAGACTACAACGGTTTTAAATTGAAGTTTGCTCGTTCGACACTTAGAAGATTAGGTGTTGACCCATCAAATGCAGTGTGTGTTTCAGTTAAGGGTGACAGCATGGAACCAGTTTTAAAAGATGGTTCCACTGTAGGCGTTGATACTGGTAGAAAAAACATAGTTGATGGCAAGATGTACGCTGTCTCTATCCGTGGCCTATTAAAAATAAAAGTCCTCGTTCAACTGTCTTCAAATACAGTACGAGTGAAAAGCTATAATTCATCGGAATATCCAGATGAAGATGTAGACATTGAAGATATCGAAGTTGAAGGTTGGGTTTTTTGGTCAGCGTCAACCTACTAGAATGATTTGCGTCAATTGCTATATCAGATGATGTTTGAGGATATGGAGAAATAATGAAAAAATTCATTATATATGGAAAAGATGATCTTGTAGTTCCGGTAGATCTAGAATCAAGCAGTGTGATTGAAGAGCTTGACGCAATGGCTGCACAGGGGTTTAAGGTTCTTAGTGATTCATGTGTCGCTATTAGCTCAGAAGAGGCCTTGTCTACTTGGAGAGAACAGCTTTCTTCTCAGAATAACTATGACTATGTACTTACCTCAACAACGCATATTATTGCTGATGGTTTCGTTATTGAAAAAAATGTAGGCATCGTTACGTCTACTGTTGTAGGTGGCACCAACATACTTCGTGATGTTATGGCTGAAGTGAGTAATGTCGTTGGTGGTCAGTCCAAAACATACATGAATAAAATAGAGTCAATCAAAGAACAAGCTCTATTTGAGCTTCGTAGGTCTGCATCAGAAAAGAACTGCAATGCCATCATTGGCATACAAGTTGACGTAGATCAGGTTTCAGGGGGTGGTAAATCAATGTTCATGGTTACTGCATTCGGCACTGCAGTTGTGGCTAACAAAGTCGAATAACCAACTTTCAGACACATAAAATAAAAATAACCGCTTAATTAGCGGTTTTTTTTCACCTTTAAAAACAACCAATTATTACCTATTTTAAAAAATTACAACATTAGGTTGTTTACAATGGTTGTATTTGGTTGTATTGTTTTCACATCAACACGAAACACCGCTCTTTAACAACCTGTGCCATGAACGACTAACCATGCGAGCGACATTCATGTCGGTCACATGCTAGGTCACTCCGAGTAACCCAGTGACGGAGGACAGAAATTCACTGAAATAGACCTTATTCACCGCTACGGCGACCGGATGTAATGACCTATAGATAATGGGATTTGCACTTGCTGGATGGCTTAACCGAGAGGATGACCCGATAAGTGAATAAGCCCCGCCAGTCTCGGCGGTGAGGTAGAGGCACACCCGCAAGGGTGTTTCGGTGAGTGGTTGGAAAATTCCATTAACTGTATAAGTTTTGAAAATTTCAAATAGTCAACCACTCAGCCGAAGCATCTTGGTCATGCTGATATCCATAGACGGTATACGGTGTAGCCATCGGTAATCCGCGCCAGTTCACCACTGCACTGGAAGCTGTAAGCTTAGGTCGTGAATTAAACCTAAGACGTAGACGAGCAGTAATAATGCTACGGAATGAGCGAGGGATCCTTAACTTCGTGATCATTATGACGGCGGGAAAGACCGCGATAGCCCCGAACAGGCCAACGGCTTCAAAGTAATAGGCAAGTGGAACGAGAACGCACTAAAGCGGCTCAGGTGAGTGAACACTAAATCACTATGACGGATGGACGTTTCAGGTTGGCAAGCACGTCGAGAACAAAAAATACATAACTTGTGACACCCCGGAAAGACGGGGAAGTTTCTCAAAGCTGATTTTTTAGTCTGCTTTAAGAAGCTGACGTTTTTTCCAGTTTTTCATAGCTTCGCAAATCGGAAATAACTGGCGCAGCAAATTGCGATACAGCCGACAAATAATGCAAAACACAAGTCGATAAAAGTGCTTAGAGCTAAATATTACAACCCGTGATGGGGAATGAATCAATCTGACACCTCGGAAAGACGGGGGATTTTGTTTAGTGGTTTTGGACGCGTCGATCAGCAGGGAAACCGTAAGGCTAGGAGCCATCTTTAAACCACTAAACAAAATATGCTTCGTTAGCTCAGTGGTAGAGCGGACGGCTTTTAACCGTTAGGTCACAGGTTCAAATCCTGCACGGGGCTTCATTCACTAAAACCACTAATGAAATGTAGGGAGGCACAATGAAATTAGAAGACTTGTCAGATGATGCTAAAGAATCGTTGGCAGCAATGATTGAGTACTGCACTTCTCATGGAATTGGCATGGGTATGGATGAAGGGTTTGATGCTAACGACAATAAACGTCAATTTCGCATTGAACTAGAAACATTAGCCAAAGAATTAAATATTGCCCCGTATGCCAACACTAGCCTTCTAAGCTAGTACGTAAAAAGTTGGAAGGACGTGAGAGGTTCGATTCCTCTACGGGGTGCCAGTTAATGTCAAATAAACCCACCTCTGAGTGGGTTTTATTTTCAAAAGGCTACAGAAACCAAAAACCCCGCATAAGCGGGGCAATCAGGGAGCGGGTAACGACCAAGAAACACGCTCCATGCTGCTTTCGCAGCGAGGTAACGACCAATGAACACTCACGTTCACCAGCCAGCAAGCCGCGACCAAACGGCTTACTCATCGAAAGGATACAGTAAATGAATATTCTTAGTCTAGTTCCAGAAAATGAAGAATCCGCGCTTAACGCTTATATCGACAAAGGAATTGTCCGCATTAAGTCAAACCGAGAGTTTTGCGGCCTCACTATCACCAACTTTGTGGACTGGATGTTTGAGCAGGATTTACCTCGTCGTATGGTTGTTGGCCTTGTTCGTGAAGTAATGGCAACACAGTTTGATCCTCAAATGAGTAGCCACAAACTTATTCCCCTTGAGAACTTCCAAGACAATTTTGGCGATCTTCTAAATCAGTTCATCGAAGAAAACAAATTAAAAATAAAAGATGGATATGCAGCCGAAAAGAAGCAGCAATTCGAAAACGACCTAATCACTCAATTCGAGCAAATCAAACTATCTAATTACTGAGGTAACGACCAATGAGTAACATTACATCATTCGAGGAGCGCCACCCCGCTGTATCAAAACGAGGGATTGATGAATCAACGTGGTCAGCGCTGAAGAATAGCGTTTATCCGGGCGCTAAAGAAGAATCCATCTTAATGGTTATCGACTACTGCCGCGCTCGTAACTTTGACCCTCTTCTAAAGCCTGTCCATATCGTTCCTATGAATGTTAAGAACTCGCAGACCAACAACAATGAATGGCGTGATGTTGTTATGCCTGGCATTGGTATGTACCGAATTCAAGCAGATAGAAGTGGTACATATGCAGGTTCAACAGAACCAGAATTTGGTCCACTTGTTTCTATGGATTTTAGGGGCGAAGGGAACCAAGTAGAAACCATCAATTTCCCTGAGTGGTGCAAAATCACTGTTTACAAAGTCGTTAACGGCAACCCAGTTGCTTTTTCTGCTAAGGAAATGTGGCTGGAAAACTACGCAACAGCTGGGCGAAACACTCAAATCCCAAATGCCATGTGGAAAAAGCGGCAATATGCACAGCTGGCTAAATGTACCGAAGCACAAGCACTACGTAAGGCATGGCCTGAAATTGGTCAGCAAGCTACTGCTGAAGAAATGGAAGGGAAAGATTTGATCATTGAGCATGATGTATCACCAACCAAGTCTCTTCCAAATCAAGCAACTAACTACTTACAAGCTGACTTTGATAAGAATTTCGATAAGTGGAAAGAGCTTATCGAGTCAGGTCGCAACACACCAGAACGCATCATTTCTATGGCTGAATCAAAAGGCAAGATGACAGACGAAATGAAAGCAAAAATTAAGAAGATTAATCAGGAGCAATGATCATGAAAGTATCAAACGTTAAGTTTCACAACGTTCAACAAGGAACGCCTGAGTGGCATGCTCTTCGTGACTCTGTTGATTTCACTGCTTCTGAAGTTTCTGCGGCTCTTGGGTGTTCACCATATAAAACACGCGATCAGCTGATGCATGAAAAAGCGACCGGAATTAAACCTGAAGTATCAAGTTATCAAGAAAAGATATTTGCTGATGGTCACCGCTTTGAAGAGTTTGCTCGAGCGATTCTAGAAAACCGTTTGGGTGAAGAACTGTACCCTACGACTATCACCGGCGAATGTGGCGGACTTACCCTACTCGCTTCGCTTGATGGTTTAACCATGGATGGCGTTTTAGCTTTTGAGCACAAGTCACCAAACAGCAAAGTTGTTGCTGCTATCCATGCTGAAAAACTCGATGACCATTACAACTACCAAATGGAGCAGCAACTTCTTCTATCTGGTGCGGCATCATGTAAGTTCGTTGCTAGTGACGGCACAGAAGATAACTGGAACGAGCTTGACTACAAGCCAAACAAAGCGCTTATTAATAAAATGCTTGCAGGTTTAAAACAGTTCAAAGACGACTTAGAAGAATACAAAACCAAGCTTGCTAATGGTGAAGTTTCTCAACAGTCTAAACCTGAAGTCGTTGCAGAAGTCATTCAAGATCTTCCTGCGATCAGCTACAAGATGAACGGCCTAGCGATTAACAGCAACCTTGATGAGTACAAATCAAAAGCACTCGAATTGGTTGAGCAATCCAAGAAGAAGCTGGAAACAGATCAGGACTTTGCCAATGCTGAAAGCATGGTGAAAGTATTTAAGTCTGCCGAGGATAAGCTAGGTTTAATGTCTCAGCAAGTGCTTGGTGAAGTTGAAAGCATCGATAAGTTTGTCAAAGACCTTGGCTTTATTGGTGAGAACATTCGTCAGGCACGCTTGGCACTCGATAAACAAGTGAAGTCTCGCAAAGAAGAGATTAAGACTGAGCTTGTCATGATGGCAAAAGGTGAAATTCAAGGGCTGATTGCTGATGCATGTCAGAAGTTCAACGTTACATTCAATATCACTGCTGACTTTGCTGGTGCCATTAAAGGCAAACGCAATATCGAAAGCATGCGCAGCGCCATTAGTGAAGAACTGGCAAACGCTAAGATAGCCCTATCTGAGCAGAAAGACATTGTTCAGACCAACCTAGACCACGTTAAGCAGCATCAAGAGTATAAGTTCCTGTTTAATGACTGGTCGGTTATTGCTTTTAAACCTGCTGATGATTTCCAGACTTTGGTTAAGCTGCGCATTTCTGAGCACAAAGAAGCTGAAGAGAAGCGACTAGAGCAAGAGCGTGAACGTATTCGCCAAGAAGAAGCTGACAAGGCCAAGCTTGAAGCGGAAGAGAAAGCTAAGCGTGAAGCCAATGAAAAGGCAATGCGTGAAGCCGCGATAGAGACAAACAATGTTCTCCATGAAGCAACCAAAGCAGAGTCAAAACCAGTTCAAGAAGTTGTCCAGCAATCCACCACTCAACCAAGCCGACTAGACCAAGCTCGTCAAGTAATGCACCAAGCAGAAACAGCCCCCGTTGCTTCTTTTGAACGAGCAGAACGTTCAGACGAAATGATTAGCTTATCTGAGAAAGAGTACAACGAGCTAATGAGTAAAGCTAACTTACTCGAAGCCCTGTACGCAGCTGGCGTTGATAACTGGGATGGATACAGTGAAGCCATGGCAATGGTTTCTGCGGCATAACAACAAGGAGCTTCGGCTCCTTTTTTATAGGTAACGACCGATGAAAATGAGTGATGTTTTTAACTTGCCAGTAAAAGATGTTGTTGATGTCTATGGCAGTGTAAATATTCTCGATGCGCTTAGTGAGTGTATTAGTGATGGTTGTTATGATGATTTTGAAAAATCAGCAGCTCACGCCATCAACAACCACGACCGTCTGACATATGAAAATGAGCGATTGAAAAATGCTATGAAAGACATTCTTTACATTGTCGATGATTCAACTGGTGTTGCTGGTTATCACCTCAATGGAGATGTTGCTGATTGGGATGAATTTGTAGAAATTAGAAACGCCAATCAACTCATATCAGAACTTGAAGGCGACGAATTATGAGCGATGAAGACATTATCACTAACTTGACTCGAAAGCTTGAGCAGGCAGAAGCGGATAAACAAGCTGCAATCGAATTTCACATTACCGCTTTTGCTAAAGAAATCTGGAGTGAACAGCTCAAGCATTACAAGTCACAAAAAGTTATGCCTCTGACGATGGCTAATCAATACATCTTGAAAGTGAGTGGTAACCACCATGGACAAAAAGAAGATTAACTTCTCTGCAGACAAAGTCATTGTTCACGGAGTTGAAGTAACAGCAGAAGGCGTCCCAGTTCGTGACATTGTTGAGTCAATAAATGAATACGACGCCGCTGAGCATCTTGATAGTGACCTACTTCTAGGCGCTATTGGCGTAGACAAATCGATAGCTTGGTTAGAAAGCCAAGGCTACCAAGTTATATAAGGCGCATCGAGCGCCTTTTCTTTTGAAGGTAACGACCATGAAAAACAAACTTTCTGATTTAAATAATCATTTGTTTGCTCAGCTTGAACGACTTTCTGATGAAAGCACTAAAGGTGACGAACTAAAGGAAGAAATCGGACGTGCTAAGGCCATCAGCTCAATATCGAAAGATATCATCAATAACGCTTCTTTGGCCTTGGATGCTGCAAAATTCAAAACCGATTTCCGTGGCGCACAAATACCGGAGCAACTCGAATGCAACGAAAAAGTGATTACTCCCCAGAAATGATAGCTTTTCTCGCTGAGCACTACCCAAAAGCACCAGTGAAAGACTGGATGAATGAATTCAATGAACGGTTTGGCACGAACAAAAGCAAGATCGCGTTGTCTGGCTCTTGCAAACGCTTCGGCATCAAATCAGGGCGAACTGGGCAGTTTGAAAAAGGTCATGTTTCTCACAACAAAGGAAAGCCACACCCTCTGCGAGGCAAAGCTAAAGAAACGGCATTTGGTGGCGTTCGCAGTAATAGGCCGGATGATGAAAAGCCACTTGGTGCTACTCGCATTTGCAATAAGGACGGGTATTTACTGGTTAAAGTAAGAATGGGCACCAATGCTTATGAATTGTATCACCGTATTTTATGGTCACAGCATCATGGCGAAATTCCACCAAACCACGTCATTCGTTTTTACGACAATTCACCAGAAAAACTCGCAAATCCAACCATAGACAACCTGTTCATGGTAAGTCGTCCTGTTCATTGCCGGCTAACTCAAATGAAGCTATCTGATATTCCAATGGAACATAAGGAAACAATGATTCTTATCGCTCAGATTGAGCAGCAAATACAGGACAAAAGCTAATTCAAAAGGTAACGACTAAATGACCGACTACATAAACTCAGACTTATCAGCTAATGATAAGGACTCTTGGGCTACGCCTGACTGGCTTTATTTGGCATTAAATCAAGAATTCAATTTTCACCTTGATGCGTGCGCCAGTGAATCAAACGCGAAGAACTTAGTTTTTATTAATCAACAAAGAAATGCACTTGCCATGGATAACTGGAAAGACGCATTTCTTGGGTATAAGGAGCTAAAAAGTTGTACCGCATGGATAAACCCACCCTACTCTCGTGGAATGATTGATGCGTTCATCAAGAAAGCATATGAGCAATGCGTTAACCACAAAATCAACTCTGTTCTCCTTGTCCCTGCAACACCAGATGCCGGTTGGTGGCCTGATAACGCTACTGAAATTCGATTCATTACAGGTGGCAGAATCTCATTTAAGCATCCAATAACTGGTAAAACCATTAACGGAAACACCAAAGGTAGTGCTCTGATTATCTTAAAGCACATTGATTTAGGTTCAGGGTGCGTAACTCGATACGTAGAGCGAGATCGACTACGTGAAGTTGGTGACGAAATTTTGGAAACGATAGATAAGCAGGTGGCGGTATGAGCAACACAGACCAAAAGCTGCGAAAACTCGCCAAGCGGCATGCTGAAATATCCAGCAATATCACCAGCACATCAAAGGAAATTAAAGATGAAATCGAGCTTTGCGATGGTGGTGAATACATAAAGCCTGAGTCCGAATCTGGAACTGATTTCGGATTTCTGTTTGATGGAACATCAGCGCTACCTCCTTATGCGACTTGCTTAAATTACACATACGAGACATTTAAAGATTTTAATAGTAATCCATATGATGGGTATGAATACGACGAACTATTGCAAATGTACGGGTGTGAACACTGCCAGAAAGCAAGACAGCTAAAGAAGGATGTCGGCAAGCTCAAACAAGAGCGCGGTCGCATCCATTCGGCAATGACTCAAATAGGTAAGACACTATGAATATCGAAGTACCGACCTGCGATAAATGCGGCGGGTTTCTAGTATCCAGCGCTGATCGTTTAAACTTTTGCGAAAACGATAAGTGCGAGAATTATCTGGTACCAAACTTAATCGTTACAACTTTTCCAGAAAAAGAATCTAACCCACCACTAGCCGACATGCGCGGCTGCAAGTCTCTTCATGAATATGCGGTGATGCTGGAACAAGAAGTAGAAAGTCTTCAGAACCAGTTATCTGATGCGATGGTTGGAAACATCAACATCACCGAATTGGTTGCAAGAGAGAAAGAACTAGGAATGAAACTTGAAGGTTCAATACTTCATGTGTTTGCTGCTGGTTTTGTTCATCACTTTCATGCTCAAGGCGCGACAAACTTCCTCGAAGTAGAGTTTGTTGACCCCAAAGAACCTAATGAACGCTACACGCTAACGATTCAACGTTTAAAAGGTCTACGACCAGCGATAAAAGCAAGCCTGACAACCGATGCTGCAATTGAGCTAATGAACGCAAAAAATCAAGAAGAAGCGGAGTTAGCAATGGAAAAACTTCATGAGTTAACGTCTACCACTTCAATTGGAGGTAACTCATGAGCATGAGAGAAGTATTCGGTGACCAAATCGATAAAGAGAGCTTCGGTAAAACTCTAAGCGGTGCTCTTGTTCTTGTTGGTCCTCAAAAAGAAGCTGGCGCACTAGCTATCAAATGCCATGACCACCTGACAGAAACACTAGAACGGTTTGTTAATTACTACTGTGACGCTGTTCATTCTGGCGATTGGGGCAATTGGAACCCTGAAGAAGATCAGGTAGTCATCGAGGCAAGAGCAGCTTTAAAAATGACTAAAGGAGCTCTCAATCATGGTTAAAGTAACTAAATCACAAGCAGAGCTTTACCAAGTTCGTCATGAAACCTTCGAAGGTTGGGGTGATATCCACCTAGTTTGCGGTGAGCAATCCGTAAGCGTGGTAATTCATTCAGATTACGGCACGTTCGCTAAGTATTGGTCCCATTGTGGGTGTAATCCAAAAAAGTTCTTGGTTGATCTGGATTTTGATTACTGCATGAAGAACCTCACAGATTATAAGCACTACATCAAGGCTCCTGAGCAGTACCCGACCGAAGTCAAAGGGCGAATTATTGAGGCTCGTCGTGCTGAAAACTTAACGAAAGAAGAAGCGCGAGAAGCTTGGTGCGATATGCTTCAAACGGAATTTGACGAAGGAGACTTGTATTTCAAAGAACTCATCGATCACCATTTGTTCAATAAAGTTTTTGGTGATTATGAGTACTTACCATGCGCGAAAAAAATTGACCCGTGCTGTCAGGAGCTTTGGGAAATGGTCTGGTTGCCTTTTGTAGAGAGGCTTAAATCTGAACTTAACTTGGTTAGTTCGCTAGACCAACTAGCAGGTAAGTTAGCATGGAAGTAAAAGTTGAAGCCAAAACATTCCCAGACCGTATCGAGTTAACACAAAGTTTCGAAGACCCTCATTTTTCGCGCGACCCGATAGTCAATATGCACCGTGAGATTTTGAAGCTAAAAGACGCGGTAGTTCGGGATGCTCTTATATCTCTTGGTTGGACGCCACCAGAAGAAAACAATAAATACATTGAAGCACTAAAGCGAATTGCTAATCCAATAGAGTTCATGCAACGAGAAGCAAAGCAAAACGGTGATGAGCTAAACGGTAGAGCGGCAATTTTACTTAGTAATGATGCGCAGTATCTAAAGGATATAGCTAAAGAGGCTTCAGCACCATAAAAAAACAACGTGTTGAGATCGAAAAACTTCAGGATCAGCTAGTTGATGCAATGGTTGGGGATATCAAAATAACTGAGTTTGTTGCAAGGGAAGAGGAACTAGGCTTAAAACTTGAAGGCTCTATACTTCATGTGTTTGCTGCAGGGTTTGTTCATCATTTCCATGCCCAAGGTGCAACAAACTTTCTTGAAGTTGAATTTTGCGATCCAGAAGATACATCAGAGCGCTACACATTAACCATTCAAAAGCTAAGCGGTATGCGTCCAGCTATAAAAGCCCATCTAACAAAGGAAGCAGCTATCGAACTGATGAATGCTGCGAATAAAGATGAAGCAGATGCAGCCATGCAGAAGCTAAAAGAGCTAACCGCTAACTAATCACAACGGAAGAAAGTATGAACATTAAACCAGTAGTTGATTGGCAGTCACCAGAAATAACGCCAAACGTGCCAAAAGGTGAAACTAAAACATTTTGGTTAGCCGTGAGTAGCAATATTCGCGGAGAATTCAAAACATTCGTTTTTGATGCTCAGTATGTCAACAAGCCACTTGAATATGCTGAAGATGATATTGAGTGTGAGTATCCTCTTGATGATGAATGCTTTGTAACAAGTGATGGTGATCCGATTGAATGCATCGGTTGGTTTGATGTGCGCAATCACCAAGATTTTGATAACTATTATGAGCCATTTTCTTTCAATGAAGATTACGTTCTTTTGGGCTGGGCGGAATACGAAAAACCGGACTTCACAGGTGTTTAATGAGTAACTTCATAAATTCAGAACTATTCAAAAGCATCGAAAGTTCCAAGCTCAACCAAGAATCTCTTACCAATAAAAAGCGTTATGTCGAAATGGCGATAACGCACTGGAAGAAAGAACGCGACCCTAACCAAGTCGCGTTTTTTAATGATGCTCTAAAGCTAATCAATAAATACCTAAAGTAAGGTAACGACCATGACCACAATGTATTTCAAATCGACTTCCGAAGAGCCAGTGATAGCTATCAAAGCTTATCAGGACTCAATCAAGCACTACTCAAGCCAGTTCAATCCTCTTGAAAAGGAGTTCAACGCAACTGCAATTTTCTCATATGACGTCCATGGTATGCGTTTCTATGATCTTGCGTTCAATGATTATCAGAATTTGCCTGATAAAGACCTTTGGACAAAACCAGACCCTAAATTCAAAAACGCATGCCGAATCCGTTCTAGTGTTCGTGGAAAAGAAAATATGGCGCGATTGAATGACCTTAAACAGCGCTACGAATCGCTATTGCCAAAAGACATCGAGAAGCCTTGCCGACACGGTTTTTTTGATTCTATTGGTGTTAACTGGGGAGATTTAATCTTCTGTGGACTCGATTTCTTTGTTCACAATGATGAGGTCTATTTGGCAACAAGTATGAACCTCACAAAAAACGTTGTTGAAATTATTGGTAGTGAGTTTGACGCTGCCAAAAAAGCACATAACCAGAAAAGCGAGTAACGACCAATGTTTGCAAAAAATATGATCATTTATCGCGTTAACCGCGATGTCGATTTCAATGCTGACAAGCTAGAGCAGCAACTTGAAGAATTCAAACTCACTCCATGCGGGTCTCAGGACAAACAAAAATTTGGCTGGGTGTCTGCATTGCCAAAAGGTGAAATGTTCACCCATTTGTCAGGTGGACATATCCTGCTTCGTTCTTGTAAGCAAGAGAAGCTGTTACCAGCTGCTTGTATCAATAAACTCGTCAAAGAGAAAGTTGACTACATGGAAGCGCAAGAAGGGCGACCTCTCAGGAAAGCAGAAAAGGACGATATCCGTGATGATATCGTTATGGATAAGCTGCCAACCGCTTTTATAAAAGAGACTTTTACCAACGTATTTATCTTCCCTACTGATGGTCTAATTGTTGTTGATACTTCAACGCACAAGAAAGCGGAAGACACACTTGCCTTGCTTCGTAAATCAATGGGTAGCCTTCCTTGCATTCCTCTTATCCCGCAAATCGCAGTTGAAACAACATTAACTGAATGGGTTAAAACTGGTGACGTTCCTAGCGGTTATGAAATTGGTAATGCTGCTGATATGAAGTCAATTCTCGATGATGGCGGTACAGTCAAGCTCAAGAATAACGAGCTAACTTCTGATGCTGTCCACCAGCACATTGAAGAAAACAAGATGGTTATCGCGCTTGAGTTAAGTTGGCAAGATCGCATTAGTTTTGTGTTGAAAGAGAACATGCAGTTATCTCGCGTTAACTTCGGCGATGTAATTACCGATCAAAACGAAGACATACCGCGAGAAGATGTTCACGCTCGTATGGATGCGGATTTCGCTTTGGCTGCTGGTGAAATGCTTGCTCTTATCAAATCACTTATCGATGTTCTAGGCGGCCTACCCCTCTTGATTAAGAGCCATCCAAATAGTCCATAAATCTCAACCTGTCACCTACAAGATTATCAAAAGTGTTGTAGGTGACTTCAAAAGAAATTCAGCTATTTATAGGGACGATCTATGCCAAGAGCAGCCGTGATCACGCTTAAAAAACACGCCTCCGATATCGGTTATAGCCCGAAAACAATCACCAATCGAATTCACGAAGGCTATTACCCTCCCGGAATATTTTACAAAGACAAAGGCCAGTGGCTAGTCGATACTGAGGAATGGGATAGATGGCACCGAAGCAACAACAAGCACTAGACTTGCCAACCGGCATTGAACTTAACGGCAACTCACTTCGAATAGTTTTCCACTATCTTGGTAAACGATACCGAGAAACGTTAGGAATACCAGCTACTAAAAAGAACATCACATTCGCCAAGCAAAAGCGGGAATCTATCCTTTATGAAATCAAAGTAGGCACATTCAACTACGCTTACCATTTCCCTAATTCAAAGCATGCAACAGGCAAACCTCGCTCTAAAGATATTGGCGAACTTGCTGAAACCTATCTTGCTAGTAAAAAGCCAAACGTTAGAGGGTCAACGTTCAGGAAGTATTCCACCGTATTACGTACATTCGTTTCAATTTACGGAAGCAAGCGACACTGTAACACCCTGTCACCTAGATCACTTGAGCAGTTTAGAAACGAACTAGCAGCAGGAAGAGCGGCTAGAACCGTCAACCGATACCTTGTCACAATTAAGTCTTTTATTAGCTGGCTGCATAAAATGGAGTATGTAGATAAGGACTATTCAGATCATCTATTGCGGGTGAAGGAATACGAGTCTGATATTAGGCCATTCTCTATCGATGAATTTAACCAGGTGATTTCAACGTATACGCACGAACAACACAGAAACATATTTACGTTATTCGTCTATACAGGTCTTCGTTCTGGTGAGTTGTGTGCACTTGCTTGGGAAGATGTCGATTTTGATAAGAAGACAATCACCGTTAGGCGATCAACCTATGACAACAGAGGTCTGAAAACGACGAAAACAGATAAGGAGAGAATTGTTGATTTGATGCCACCAGCTTATGAAGCACTAAAAGCTCAAATGAAACTCACATACCTTTACCCGGTAAAAACTCATGACGTTGAGCTGCCTGATAAAACATTCAGGAAAGATAAGATCCGCTTTGTGTTTAATCCAAAAGCGGTGAAGCATCAAAAAGGCAGTGAATTTGATTACTACTGCAAACATGCATTAGGTAGAAGTTGGAGATTGCACTGTAAGCAAGCTGGAGTTGAACACCGTAACCAGTATCAACTAAGACACACTTACGCCAGTTGGATGATTACCTTTGCCAACGTAAACGTGAGTTACTTAGCTCAACAAATGGGACATGCAAACATAACCATGATCGCCAAGGTCTATGGTAAGTGGCTGACTGAGGCCAATAAGAAAGAGTCAAATAGGGCATGGGAGGAATTGAAGAAAAGCCATAATTTATAATTAGGGCGAAATTAGGGCATTTTTTAGGGCGGTATAGGGCATTATTTTCCATTCTACTGTTTTTATGAACAGTTGGTAGAAAATGAAAAGCGCCCCTTTCAGAGCGCTTTCAATCTTATTCCCAATCAAGGATAACTTTACCGGAAGCCCCGCTACGCATAGCGTCGAAGCCTTTTTGGAAGTCATCAACCTTGTAGTGGTGAGTGATGATTGGTGACAAATCTAGACCAGATTGGATCAGGCTTGCCATCTTATACCAAGTTTCGAACATTTCACGGCCGTAGATACCTTTGATAACCAGACCTTTGAAAATTACTTTGGTCCAGTCAATTGCCATATCTGATGGTGGAATACCTAACAGGGCAATGCGACCACCGTGGTTCATAGTGTCCAACATTGAGCTGAATGCACTTGGTACACCAGACATTTCAAGACCTACGTCGAAACCTTCAGTCATGCCTAGTTCAGCCATTACATCTTCTAGCTTATGCTCAGCAACGTTGACTGCGCGAGTAACACCCATCTTGCGCGCAAGTTCTAGGCGGTATTCGTTTACGTCAGTAATGACTACGTGGCGAGCGCCTACGTGTTTTGCTACTGCCGCAGCCATGATACCGATTGGGCCAGCGCCTGTGATCAGTACATCTTCACCAACAAGGTCAAAAGACAATGCTGTGTGCACTGCGTTACCAAACGGGTCGAAGATTGATGCTAAATCATCAGAAATACCATCAGGGATCTTAAATGCGTTAAACGCAGGGAGCGCAAGGTATTCAGAGAAAGAACCCGTACGGTTTACACCCACACCAATGGTGTTACGACATAAGTGAGTACGCCCGCCACGACAGTTACGACAGTGACCACAAGTAATGTGACCTTCGCCTGAGACGCGGTCTCCAATTTCAAAGCCACGAACTTCCTGACCAATGGCAACGACTTCACCCACGTATTCGTGGCCGACAACCATTGGTACTGGAATAGTTTTTTGCGACCACTCATCCCAATTGTAGATATGGACATCCGTACCACAAATTGCAGTTTTCTTAATTTTGATCAGAATGTCGTTGTGGCCAACCTCAGGTTTTTCCACCTCGGTCATCCAAATGCCTTCTTCAGGCTTAAGCTTAGCTAGTGCTTTAATTTTCATAATGCTCAC